GGGGCCCCTCAAAGCAGCAATCATCGCCGAAGTCAAGGGCGAAAAAGGAGTCTGAAAAAAAAACACCACCCAGGTAGAAACACCCTGGGGCCTCCACAAACTCGCAACAGTCCGACGAATACGAAGCGCACTTTCACCAACAACAACAGGCACTTAGGACGTTCGCAAAGTCAAATGCACCCAAAGCAACGTCCGTGCCATCAGACGGAGCATCCGAAATGTACGGCAGGAGCAGCACACGCATCAGCACCACGCACGGCCAACACAACTTCGCGCAAATCCCGCAAGCCGACATACAACGAAGCGTCTTCAACCGAAGCTTCGGACACAAGACAACCTTCAACGCAGGGGACCTCATCCCCATCTTCGTGGACGAGGTACTCCCCGGCGACACCTTCCAGCTCAAAGCCACCATGGTGGGCCGCGTCGCCACGCTACTGCGACCCGTGATGGACAACCTCCACCTAGACACGTTCTACTTCTTCGTCCCCTACAGACTCCTCTGGAGCAACTGGAAGAAATTCAACGGCGAACAAGTCAACCCCGGCGACTCTACCACCTTCACAATCCCACAGGTATCCACAGGCGCAAGCTCCTGGGGAGAACTCAGCCTCGCGGACTACTTCGGCATTCCAACGAAAATCGTCGGAACCTCCTGCAGCGCGCTCCCCTTCCGAGCCTACAACCTCATCTACAACGAGTGGTTCCGCGACGAGAACCTACAAAACAGCCTCACCGTCAACCTCGGAGACGGACCTGACCTCACACTCACCGACTACACAGTCAGAAAACGCGGCAAACGGCACGACTACTTCACAAGCTCGCTTCCCTTCACTCAAAAAGGAAACCCCGTCAGCTTGCCACTCACCGGCAACGCCAACGTCTTGCCGCAAGCCACAGAACACACCACCGGCGGATTGGCCAACGCCATGAAAATCCGCTTCATCGCCGGCGGGGCCCAGGCCACCAACCTCAACACACTCATTGCCAGCCCAGCCGGAACCTTCGCCCAAAGCACGTCGGCCGCCGCCGCAAGCTCCGGCGCGCTCTACCCCACAAACCTGATCGCGGACCTCAGCACAGCCACTGCAACCACGATCAACGCACTCCGACAGAGCTTCCAAATCCAGAAACTCCTCGAACGCGACGCCCGAGGCGGAACCCGATACACCGAAATAATCCGCGCCCACTTCGGCGTCGTATCACCCGACGCCAGACTCCAACGCCCCGAGTACCTCGGCGGCAGCACCGTACCGATCCCAGTCAACCCCATCGCAAGCACCACAGACACAACCACCGTTCCCGTCGGAAGACTGGTAGGCAACGGACACTACGTCGACCAAAACGGATTCCGACAGTCGTTCACCGAACACGGAGTCGTCATCGGACTCGCGTGCGTTCGGGCCGACCTCAACTACCAAAAAGGCATGGAAAGGATGTGGAGCCGGCTCACCCGCTACGACTTCTACTGGCCCGCCCTCGCACACCTCGGCGAGCAAAGCATCCTCAACAGCGAAATCTTCTACCAAGGCAACGCCAACGACCAACTCACCTTCGGCTACCAAGAGCGATACGCGGAGTACCGCTACAAGCCGAGCATGATCACCGGCCGCTTCCGAAGCAACAGCGCCACTCCGCTCGACATCTACCACTTCGCGGAGAACTTCGCGGCGCTCCCCGCACTCAACGCCACGTTCATCGCCGACGCAACACAAACAACACTCAACAGGGCCATCGCGGTACAGGCCAGCACCGAACCGCAGCTCATCATGGACATGTACTTCGACTACAAATGCGCACGACCCATGCCGGTCTTCAGCGTACCCGGCTTGATCGACCACTTCTAAGGAGACACCATGTCAGCAGCAGGCGGCGGCGCAGGATCAGCCATCGGAAGCATCATCCAAGGACTCGGAGAAGTCGGCAGTGCCTACCTCACAGCCTCATTCGCACGCAAAGAAAGGGAGAGATCGCAAAACTTCCTACGAAAATTCACCGTACAAAAGCCCGGCCTCATGGTCGAAGGACTCAAGCGAGCCGGACTCAACCCAATCCTCGCAGCCGACGGAGGATTCTCCGGAGGCGTCAGCGGACCCGGATTCAGCGCACCCAACATCCAGCCCTCCGGCGCCGCCGGAATGGCAGCACAACGCATCGCCGACTTCCAACTAACCAAAGCTCAAGCCCGCAAGACCAACGCAGACGCCGCACTCTCAGAGATCGCCAAAAGCCCTGCCATGGACTCCGCAGACATGACCGCATGGCAACGCCACATCATGGCAGCGACTGTCCGCGAACAAATCGCCGCAGGCAGCGCACACCCCGAACAATGGGGAGGCATGAGCACAGCAGCCGCAGCCGACAAGGCACTCAAAGACGCCAACGCACTCAGCGCACGCTGGGGAGCAAAACTGCAAGAAGCAGCATTCCCGAAAGCCCAGGTCACCGGAAGCACCGGTGCCGGATTCCTAGACCTCCTAAACAAAGGAATGGGAACCGCCGCGCAAGCCGCCGGCGCGTTCTCAAGGTAACCACCATGGCCAAGACCTTCTACGAAGAGCAATCCGCAGCCTGCGAACACCAAGACGCCTTCCACCGCGCGCGCAGCAAAGCGCACTACACCGAGAACACCGAGGAAACCAAGACCAAGCAATCCGACGCCTTCGACAGCGACATCAACAACATCGTGAAGCGATTCACCCCGACCGAACAAGCAATCGCCTTCGCAACGAGGCCCGGCGAATACCTCGATCTATCAGGTGCGCCGGACTTCCACCGTGCGCTACTCATCATCGACCAAGCCAACGAGGACTTCGCGGCGCTCCCCGCAGAAGTAAGAACCGCATTCAACAACGACCCCGCACAACTCATCGACGCCATCTACGACCCGAAACGCGTCGACGAGCTAACCAAGCTCGGAATCTTCGCCAAGGTCGAATCGGCTCCAGAGCCGAAAGCAGCAGCCACCACAGAACCGGCGAAAACCACCAACGCACCAACGAACCCCCCCAAGGCGGCGTAGGCACCCCGCCGCCAAAAGAAGGCCCCCCCGAGACGAGCTCGGGGGGGCCTTCAACCTTTCAACGCTTCCGCTTCCCGTTGTCCTCCAGCGGAAGCTCCGGACTCTTCCGCACCAGCTCGAGCACCACCGCTCGCTCGGCCTGCGCCTCCTCAAGCGACCGCTCAACCCGCTCCTGATGGAGCCTCAAAGACCGGTCGAGCATCTGGATACCGTGCTCGCCCAGCCGGGGCGCGATCGCCGCACGCTGGCCCTTCAGCCCTTCCAGAATCCGTTGCTGACGCCGGATCGACTTGTCTTTCCGCTCCAGAACGCTTGCAAAGCTCGCTTCCATTGTGTCTCCTAGGTGTCACCTAGACCAGTTGACATCAAGTAGGCAACTGGTCACCAACGCAGCCGCAACCTGCGACTGCAAACAGAGGATAGCATGAAACGCCGAAAGATGCACCGACGCGAAAACAAAAAGGTATTCCGAGCCGGCACAGGCTCGCACCCGCGCAACATGCAAGCCCGCCCCATGCGGGGCGGCTTCCGAATCTAGCTTGCCCTGCTTCACACCGCTCACCGCATACCGCAGCCGCGCGGACGGGAAACTCACCTTCAAAGCCGCAGACGGCTACACCGACAAGCCAATCGACGTCGCCTGCGGGCAATGCCGCGGATGCCGCATTGCCCGCAGCGCGACCTGGGCCACAAGAATTCTCCACGAGGCCCAGACCTTCCGCGAACGCGGAAAACCCAGCAGCTTCCTCACACTCACCTACGACGACGAACACCTACCGACGGACAACGGCCTACAGCGCGCAGACCTCCAGAAATTCTTCAAGCGCCTGCGCAAGACCGGTAGAGACATCCGCTATTTCGCCTGCGGCGAATACGGCGAACAATCACTCAGGCCACACTATCACGCCATTCTATTCGGCGAAGACTTCGCCGACGACAGAGTCGAAATCAAGGTCACCAAATACGGAACACTGTACTACAGCCGAACACTAGAAAAGATATGGAACAAAGGACAAATCAGCATAGGACAAGTAACGCGACAGAGCGCGACATACGTAGCAAAGTACTGCATCAAATGCAGGACCGGCCCGTTAGCAGAACGGGAGTACTACCGCCGGTCAGGAACACACGAATGGCAAGTAGAGCCTGAATTCGGCGTAATGAGCCTGAAACCAGCAATCGGAACAGACTGGCTCCGCCACTACAAGAGCGACGTTTTCCCCTCTGGCGAACTAATCAGTTCTGGGAAACACGTCGCCATACCCAAATTGTATCTGAGGCTTTTGAAGGAAGGCAAGCTAATCGACACCGACGGTCTCACCGACACAGACACACAGACAGCACTCACCCGAGATGAAGAGTGCTTCCACCAACTCTCCGAACGTAGAATCGCCTTCGCACGAACGAAGCGTTCCGACAACACACCAGAACGAAGAGAGGTAAAGCACCTCGCTTCCATCCAAGACAGCAAACGCAAACGAGGGACCCTATGAAACTCCACATCACGGCCCTATTCGACACCAAGGCCGGAATCTTCCACACGCCCATGTTCACCAGGAGCCGCATCATCGCGGAACGTTGGCTCTTCCAGCAAATCGCAGACTTCAACTCAGACCTCTCCAAGACCGCGCTCGACCTCTCACTCTTCGAGCTCGGCCACTTCGACGACGAAACCGGAACCTTCGACCTGCACACCGCCCCCCTCAACATCGTCAACGGGGGGCCCCTCAAAGCAGCAATCATCGCCGAAGTCAAGGGCGAAAAAGGAGTCTGAAGAAAAAACACCACCCAGGTAGAAACACCCTGGGGCCTCCACAAACTCGCAACAGTCCGACGAATACGAAGCGCACTTTCACCAA